GAAGCTTTTAAATATAGTTGATACCAAATGGCATTAAACGCAATACAATTGTAGCCAATAAAGTGTGACATATCAGCTAACTTATCAATCAGAGTAGGTAGTAAGTGGTTCACCCAAGGTCTATCAAAATCTGAATGGTTTTCCCAATCTAGTTTAGATATGTTATTTTCTCCACCATCCTTAAAATCAAAAAGGTTTGGATCTTTTTCCTGATTTATTTTTTCTAATATTAATGGTTTATAAAAATCATGTTCGGATAATCTATCACGGATATAATGATTTTGTATTGGCAATTTAAACATTACGTTGCTTCCTTCCAATCATTTTTTAATGTAGAGCTGACCATTAAGGTAAGCCAGTTCAATCATGGTACGTTCAAGATCGGTTAATTTTTGACCTTTAAGTATTTTACACTCTTCAATAACTTCTTTTAATGTATGTTTACTCATAATCCCTCCTTTATAATTTAATAAAATTAAGTGTACTTCCAAGTTCGTAATGAAAGTATTCATGCCCGACTTCTAGGCTCGACAAGGTATCGATAACGTCGTCGGTAAGATCCCACGCATCAGATTCTTTGATTTCATCTAATGCAACAACCTCTGGCTTTGCATCTTCGTAACCTTCCAACCATTTCACTAAGAATTTCATTTCATATGCCTTTCCATTTGATTAAGGGTAAAAAGTAAATTCCACAATTTAGATTGCAGATAACTATTGTAGTCTGAATCACCCGACAATCTTTCTGTTAATTCTACTATAAACTCTTTTTGTTCATTGAGCTTTTCTTTAGTGGTCATATTTTCCATTTTGTTTCTCCCTTGATTGTGGGGAGCGCGAAGCTCCCCTGATTAATTAAAAATAAGATGCGATTGCTTCTGGAACATCTGATTCGTTTAAACGACCTGATGATAAAGTTAATGCGACTGGCGCAATCTCTTCAGCTTCAAAATCAACCCAAGCATTTGAACCATAACGTGGATCTGTTGATGACCAATGATCTGATGTTAAACCTTCAGAACCTTCTGTCTTAACAAGATCAGATACACAATTAATAAAACGATCTGCACTATCTTTATCGTCTGAACCAAAAGTATCTAGCACCCAACGACGACCTGACGTAGCTTCAGCAAGCACTTGCCACACTGTAACATAATTAGGCCGACCATCTTCGTCACAACCGTTAGCTTCATAAACCCAATCTCTAGCATAAAAAACTAGACCTTTTGCTTTAGTGATTTCCATTTTGTTTCTCCCTTGTTTGTTTCTATATATTACAGATAATAGCAATTACTAGCATTGTCAAGTGCTGAACAAAAAAAAAGACCCCCAACTCAATTTGAGTCAGGGGTCAGTCACCCCCTAAGTTTTGGGAGAAACAAGCGTCATAGAGGCGACCAGACGCAGGGGGTTAACTCACTTGATGGGCAAGGCATAAATATGCGGCTCCATCCGTACTTGAATCTTTGCTTGGTTTATACGCTAATCTGCTAATTTTTAAAAGCGTCATCATTACACAGGCATCGTGTGGTGTTATTTCTACATCAAGGTATGCGCTCCACAGTTTCGCCAGTCTCTTAAAACTTTCTTCGGGTGGGCCGTATGAACTCTGACGATCTTCATCCACCAACTTCTGCGCTTCCTTTAATAATTCACTTGCCTTCATTTTCTTTTCCTCTTGTAGTAATCGTCTGGTAGGTGAGCGGCACAGAACCACATTCCAAATTGATTATCCATTAATGAAACATCCAAACCGAAGGATGCATCAGTGTCGCCACACACTGAACAGGGATGCCAAAAGATCCTCGACCCTTCTGTACCTTTGACCTTCCTAAAGCGTGGCCTAATATCTGTCGTCTTACTTCCCATATAATCCTCTTTTTTCGGTTCCCGTATGAAATAGGAATTATACTATATATAATTCCTATTCCTACGCCTCGTATGAACTAGCGTAGGAAAAGCGTATGAAACGTATGAAACGCATTCGTAAGTCATTGTTTTTATTACATTCGTGTTTTCATACGTTTTCATACTTTGCCCTCTTTCGATAACAGCCAGATTTGACCTTGGTTCATACAGATAAAATCACCTGAAATCATAGCCTCCAAAGTCTGCTTCCACGCGCTTCTATGGTTCGATCCAGTGAACTTCCCAGTGAAGTGTTCACGCACATCTTCCTCCTGAATGACCCAGTAAGTATGCGGCTCTGGCCACCCAGTTCCTGCTGGGTTTGGTTGCCCAACTTTATCTGACTTGAGTTGATTAAAGCACTCCAAGAACAGCCTCTGGTTCTTACCTTTGGGTTGCTTCTTCTTCGCATCCTCCAGTTCCTCAGCGTCAACCTTCTGAATGATCACAGTCGTAATGTCATCGCCATCTGGATCAACACCAAGAACTGAGACGTTCAGCCTGAATGAGTATGCCGCACCACCCTCTAAATCTCTTTGCTTCGTGCAGAGTGCTGTTCTGATACCACTCTCATTCTGAACGTCCAGTTCTATCTCAGTGTCGAGTGCCGCCTTCAATGCACTCGAACCACGCGCTCCCTTAGCGGCATCTTTGCCTGTATGATGCACTATCATAAGGTGAGCGTTCGAGATGTTCCTGAGTATATCACAGTTCTTTATGAATTGCGACATATCTTCCGATGTATTTTCATTAGCCCCTGCCATTGCTCTGGACAGTGTATCCACAACAATCAGGGCAATCTCGCCCTTCTCATTGCGAATCTCATTGCATAAGTTCTCCAAGGTGGGCAGATCAACGTCACTGTTAAACATATCGACAGGACTTGGCCTGACGGCTAACAGTGCGTTCTCATCTCCGTAATGCTCTTTCAGGGCGTAAACTCTATTCCTGAAGCTATTGCCACCCTCTGTGGCCATGTACAGCACAACACCCTCGACAACTTTGTTTCCGTTCCACTCTCTGCCAGTGGCAATGTGCCAAGACATATCTAGGGCTAGGAAAGACTTACCAGTGTTGGAGGCTCCGTAAAGACAGCTCAGTTGATTTGCACCGAGCCAGTTCTTTATCAGGTAATTGTTTGTGAGGATTGGCTCTGCATCGTCAGCCCAGAATACACTATCCTGAAATCTTCTTGGCGTTAGAAACTTCTGCACAACTTCTGCACCTCGCGCAACCCACAGATCATTGTAATCCATATTCTTCGGTGGGAGCATGTAGGTCGTGCCGTGATCTTCCTTCGCCTTCTCAGCTCCCTTGATCCCTGCCTCATCATTATCGGCACACACAATAAACTCTGCGTGTGGCTTGGCGATCTTCAGGGATTTAATAACTTCCGTAATGTTGTTGGCGTTTAACGCAAACACGGCAGGCTTGCCTGTGGCCTCACTGATAGACGCGGCAGTCGCCCAACCTTCAGCAATATACGCCAAGTCTGTAATCGTTCCACCAAGGACGCTGAAGTTACCAACGACTGGCATGGCCTTCGAGAACTTCTTGTTTCCCTCAGAACTAATCGTCTGAGTTCCGACCTTCTTTCCCATGTGATTGTTAATTGGAATGACGAGGTTACCACCATCGATCAGTGCGTTATGCTGTGCGATCTTCTTCTTGGCCAAGTAAGGATGTTGAGTTGAGACACTCGGCCACTCTATTTCCTTAGTGGTAAAACCGTTTTCCCTCTCTGGCCACAATCCCTGTGAACGTAAAATATTCGTAATCTCCTTGAAGTCATTGCACTGTCTGCACTGAACCTTCACATCTCCGTTATACTCATTAATCCAGAACCTATCCTTGCCACCGCAATTTGGACACGCCCCATGATACTCTCCCTGTGTAACCTGCTTCAAGTTTAAACTCTGAACGATCGTACTCGACCACTCTGACCAACGCGCTGATTTGTATTTTCCTTTACTATCGTCTATCATAATATTGCCGCCTCGCAAAAAAATGGTGGTGTTCAGCCCAGTAGAAAATCCTTTCCTCAGAACTGGGCTGAACTTTAAATTTACTTAAAATGGAATCTCATCATCATCTAATAAGTCTTCCACTGGGGCAGGAGCCGATACAAATGTACTATCCGTTGTGTACCCATCCACAACGCTAAATGGATCAGCCGCCACCTGTTCAGCCGCAAGTTCCGTAACTTGAACAGCGCGTATCCTCAGGGATACACCGCTCTCCGTTCCCGTATTGTAGGGAACGACAGTCACGGCAATGTTTGCCTTTGAACCTGACGTTAACCTGAAATCACTTGGAAAAGGATTTCTCTTGGCATCAACCTGTTTAGGTTGCTGAGTTTTATCAGAGCCGTACTTGGCCTTGATACGGCACTTGCCGTGATACTCAGTCGTTCCGTCATCTGTCTTGACAGTCTTGGCAGGTAGACGTTGCGGTTCCGCAGGCCACTTACCCTTTCCCATCGAAGCCGCATTCTTATACGCCTCCTTACAGATTCTTCCTAACGTAACTGCCTCGTCTTTCTCCATGACGAAACTTGTTTCATAGCAAGCTCCCTCATCATCCCACTGACATGGAACGGACTTATTCTCACCACTGTCAAAGCGGTAAGGTTGGTTAAGTCTTGGGTAAAGAACAGAGACATTATTTATTATATGTTGCATGGTGCAACTCCTTTCGGTTTTAATGTGTAGCACCCCTACACTGGGATAAGGTCAGAAGCTCCGTGACTTCCGCTTTAATTTTCCATCCACTTAGGTAAGTCGATGGTATTTACTTCAGGCCAGCCTGTTGAATAATCTTGAGTAACATCAGCCTCCCGTATTGTCTTTAACGTGTTTATCATTCGCATGTGAGCGTGGTTTAAATATTCGTCCGACAATGTGTGAACTTGCACTATAAACGGATTTGTCTTCTCAATGCAAATGAAAAAGAAATCTTTTACTGTCACGCCCTCTAAGTGCATAACATGCTTGTAAAATGCCGCCTGAATATCATACCCATAGTCACGCACTGCCTTGGCAAAACCTTTGGGCGATGCATCCTGACATGTCTTAATATCAAACATTATGCGCTTGTGTGGCAGTAATCCATCTGGCCGACACTTCAAATCTAGCTCACATACCTTGTCGTGAACAAAGAAACTGGCCTCAGTAATGAGTAGACTATCCGTCAACATCTCATTTACATTCTCAGTAAACATAGCAGACTGGCTCATGTTCTCGGCCAAGTGATATTCCTTTTTGGGAAGTAGGATCTTGCCAGCAAGATCAGCGGCATCTTTAAGATCTTTCCAGTCCTTACCTCTGCGAGTTTCTGGGCCTTCAATAACTAAATTCTTTTCAGGCTCAAGTAGCATGGCGTGGACTGCACTTCCTAAATCAAATGCGGCACTCTCTTTTCGCACCGCATTCTTCCAGTGGTAAATTGTCGATGTTGCAACGGCCTTTACATCGCTAGATGAATAAGAAGCATGTTCGTGATACTCCTTGTTGCTCAGATCTTTATCTATCATTTAAAAAAATCCTTAAAGAATTTAACAATCGACTTTACCAAATTGCTTTCTGGGGTTTCTATTTTTACATCACCATTGGAATCCACAGTGTATGTATCCTCAATGATCACCTTCTCTGGGGAAGTATCCTCATGGTGGTAATCGAAGATCTGACTTGGCCTCTTATGCTTTAAGACATAATCAATTTGTGACCACTTCAGTTTTCTCTTGGCGGCAATCTCAGGCCGAGACAATCCGTCAACCGAATCATCCCAGATCTCGTCCAATGGAAAGGGATGAGAATGAATATAACGAGAGAGGAAGATGTTTAATTTAAATTAAATGAGAAAGATATTCTTTCTTCCTCCTTGTTCATATTAGGTCTTACTAAATGCATTAACCAACTAGGGAATAAATATAATATACCTTCTTCACCAGGCATCCACCAAAATATAGATGTATATGGATTGTTTGCTCTACTTAAATCTGATTGCTGTAATACATGATAAGCTGTGTTGTGAAAATCTATATCACCACAGTTTTCAGGAGTTTTAACATAATAAGATCGGAAGAGCACACGT